GCTACAGCGACATCAGTATCCGCAGTTGCGGCTGAAGCTGACACGAAGCCAGAACAAGTGGCACTACAGGATATGCTAAAGACAGACGAGTACAGCATACAGGCGTCTGAAGTTGCCACGTACAACGATGCAGTTGATAACGTTGAGAAGTATGCCCAGCAAGCTGGTGCATTCATGGCGGCGGCAAACAACACTGATCTAACAGCGTCTATAGACACATACACTGCCACTAATAACTTAGTCGCTGGTAACTACACAGCCATCACATACACTCAGAATGTCGATGAGTTTGTCATCACATGGTCTGGCAATGCTACTGGTTGGTCTGGTTATCTAACAGATGACATGGAGGATGCCCAAGCCATTTATGGTGCGAACACCTACATGCAACAACATGGAACACCAATCAAGGACATGTAAACAATGGAAGACACTGAGCTAAAAGTAGGCGGCTTCAGCTTTAAGGGCTGGTACATAGCTGTCCTACTGCCAATACTGTCTGCACTAAGCGGCGGAATTTACTATGGGTATGACACCCTCAATCGCTTCTATGACGTAGAGAGTGGTATCCATACTGTAGTCTCCAAGTCTGGGTCTTTTGATAAGAAGGCACTTAAACTTGGGTCACGTATCCAAACATTAGAACAGGCGGTGACTGACAATGATGTTAGAGGTCTTAACACGCGGTTATCAACGATTAGTACGCAAATGCAAACAATTCTGGAACAACAGAAAGACTTGCTGGACTTACGCAGTCAGGTTGAGAGATCGACTGGCATCACTGATACTCTGGGCGATAAACTTGACGAATACCAAACGGAAATAGATGACATTTGGAAGGCATATGACAGTCTAGCCAGTAATCCACTAAACTAAGGAGCATAAAGATGCTACAAGCATTAATAGGGCCAGTAGCTGGTCTGCTAGATAAGTTCATTCCTGATAAAGACCAAGCGGCATCTCTAGCACATGAGATAGCCACGATGTCTGAGCGACACGCACAGGACATTATGGTGGCGCAGTTAGCAGTGAACAAAGAGGAAGCTAAAGGTAACTGGTTTCAGTCGTCTTGGCGTCCAGCGACAGCGTGGGTCTGCGTTGTAGGCATGGCAGTCAACTTTCTAATCTCACCCCTACTCACCCCACTTGGAGTAGTTGTACCACAGGCTGATACATCTGTGATGATGCCAGTTCTTATGGGATTACTTGGATTAGGGGGAATGAGAACGCTAGAGAAAACAAAAGGTGTAACTAAATGATAGAGAACTTCGATAAGTGCTTAGAGATGCTGCTGCACCACGAAGGTGGTTTCACAGCTGACAAACGTGACAAAGGTAACGCTGGGGATGGACATGGCAACCAAGGCTCAACAATGCTGGGTGTCACTTCAAGGGTGTATGCTGACTGGATAGGTAAGCCAGCACCTATAGAAGTCATGGAGGCACTGACACCTGATGATGTTGCTCCAATATACAAGAAGAACTACTGGGACCGAGTAAAAGGTGATCACTTGCCATCTGGTGTTGACTGGTGTGCCTTTGACTGGGCTGTGAACAGTGGTTCTGGACGTCCAGCTAAAGCCATTCAAAGAGCAGTAGGTGCTGTGCAAGATGGAGCTATAGGGAAAAACACGTTACAATTAGTGGCTGAAGCAGACCCAGAGTTTATCATAAATTACGTCTATGATGTCCGCCAAGCATTCTACGAGGGCTTAGATGACTTCAAGCACTTTGGTAGAGGATGGACTACCCGAAACAAAAAAACACAGATCGACGCAATCTCAATGTTATCAAAGTGATTCTTTCAATAAAGCTAATTAAAACACTGGTCAAGACAATCTAAAGTCCCGATCAGTGTTTTTTGCTTTTGTTGTTGACTAATGACACACTTATCGCCATTATAATATACGATACTTAGGTATCAACGGGTCGAAGGAGCAAGCTACGTTCATCGCGGCTACCCTTCGGCCCAACCACTCCATTTCAACATAGACTCAATGCCAACAACCAGACAATACAAGAATGTCATTTGACAGTCTCTACTCTAGTTCTGTAGATACCATCTTTCTCACCTATTGAGTTTGCAATATCAAGCAACTGCTTGTAGCCAATGTCACAAACTTGGAACTCATTCAAATCAGGGCAGAACTGCCTGATGAACACTGTGCCGTTGTCTTCAATATAGAGTTCAAGGTCTTCATGTTCTCCATAGTCATCTAAGGAGACTACCTTGGTGTAGGTTGGCTCAACTTCTATTGTAAACATCTATATCACCCTCAGCTATAATTTCCTCATAGATACGAAGGCCAATCTCAAAAGGTATCTCTATTGTTGTAGTTCTATAGTCACATGCGTCACACCTTTTGCGCCTCTTGTTTGTTGGGAAACCAAAAGCATGGTGAGGTGATGTGCACATTGTCTTCATCTTGGTCAGGCAGTTGGGGCAGTGTGTTACTATCTGGTCCATCTGTTTCTTACGTCCTACTCGTTTATAAGCACCTTCCCTGCCAGTTTCTTGACGTGCCAAATGTTCTGACCAAACGTCTAAACTTGCACCCTTGTTTCTATAAGCAAAGTTCTCTCGCATTCTCTGGTTCTCAGCATCAGCTACTGACCTGTGCTGTGCTAACAGTAGGTCTTCACGATTTACCATTTTTACCATATCAACCATTTTATTTATCTCCTCTATGAAACGAAAAAGAGGCCCACTGGGGGCCCCTCAAGTTTAATTTAGTTCTTTAGATGTCCACCATCTCGCAGACGTCACCACCAGTACACGCGAGTGTCTGTGAGGCTTTCGTTGTGTCAAACAGTTCATACTCAGAAAGTTTCGTCCAATCTATTGCCTCTGGCATGGCAAACAATGCCACCTCATATTCTTCCTCAGTGCAGTCTTGGTAAGGTGCTTGTTCGTATGTGTGGTCAAATCGAGGCAAGAAGCTAACACCAGACATCTCGTCGAAGTATTTGTAAACAAACGCCCCTACCTCCATCCATTCGTCATCGCCGACTGAGACAGTCACAGATGGCTTATGACAAGTGTAGTATCTTTGGTACATCAGCCACATTTCTAATTGCTCAACCGCTGTCATATCGTGACGTGTGATTGAACCTACTGGTGACTTTGTTGGGAAGCTAAAGACAGTCGTCTGATCTGGCTTCATAACGCAGGGTTCCGATGGTATACCCTGATCTTTCAAGAAGGTAGTTAGTGGGTCTTTGTTGTCCCCACGCACAGTCCTAATGTAGTAGTCAGAGTGCCTCGCATGAATCCCACTACTGGATGAACACAATTGTGATACTGTACCGCTAGGTTTTAGAGCTGAGACTGCCGCCGCAGGGTTGATGCCCAGCATTGCTGCATAGTTTTCATTAGTATCAACAGCTACTTTGCGCCACATCACCAGACGATCTTTAAGGCCATCAGACTTACCATTTGTGAGGCTACAGTCCATGATACCAGTCATAGATACCCCCAGAAGTGCCTCTTCCTCCGTGTTTGCTTTCCAGCAGTCACGTAAGTATGGGAAGTAAGTAAGAGTTGCTTGGATCGTACCTAAGATAGAAGCTAACTTTATCTTTCTTGATATGTCTCCAGTGCTATCAGTAGCGCGGACGATTACCTCTGTAAGATTGCAAAATTGACCACCAGTGCCAACCGCTCCTTTTAACTCGTCTTCACCAGTCTCAGGGTTGATCTGCCATTCTATACGCTGTCCTCGAAGAACTATCTCCGAACATGGATTTGTCCCAAATTCCCACATGTAATCACGGATGCCTTCGCGCTGGGCTTTATCCATAGCCGCCTTGCGATTAAAGATACCACGTTCACCAGAACCAGAGGCCGCAAGTGATGCCCACTCGCCCATGAACTCCACGCCAGACGGCTTGCTTTCGTAAGCTACAGAGTTGTTAGCCAGCGAAAAGTGTCCATTGTCTTTATACCACTCGCCTGACTTTGCTGTCCGCATCTCTGGGTCTGATAGGTCACTAAGGCTAATCATTGCACTACGTCGGACGCCACCAACGACAACTACTTCACCAATCTTACACATGATGCCATGCACTTCTAGTGGCGTCAGTTTTCTTCCTTGTGCACCCTTGAAGGTGTTTATGGTGTAGATGAATAGTTCAACCAAAGGTGCTGGTCCAGATGCACGTCCACCAAAGGTCTTCAGTCTTGCGCCCGCTGGTCGAACCTTAGTGACGTCCCACTGTGGGATGCCCCCTCGATATAGCTCTTCAATGATTTGTCGATAAGCGTCTGCCCAACCAGCTTTACTGTCTTCAACTGCAATAGTCATATTGACATCAATAAGTACAGGTACACGATTTAAGCTGGAGATGTACTTACTCTCGACACTGAAGCCTACACCAGTCCCATTGAGTAGGATATAAAGAACCTCATCAAAGCAACGAAGGTGGTCTATGGGCGTGTAAGAGCAGTTGTAACCACATGTGTTGTCTCGTGACAGCGCCTCGCCAGCGCACATCATTGCTCTCATAGAGGGCATTACATCTAAGTTAAGTATTGCTTGCTCTATATCGTTTGCTACTGAGCGATCAACTTTTGGAGATACAACATTGTTTATATAACGGCCTACTGTTTCAGACCATGTTTCCCTGCGCTTTTCTTCTTCGATCCAACGTGCATATCGGCTAGTGTGGATAAATGCCTGATAGTCTGTTGGCAGCATGTTATTAGTCGTCATCTTTTCTCTTCCAATTCTTTTTCTATGTTTTGTATGAGGCGGTCTAAGTACCAACGGCACTTCTTTAGGTCTTCGAGTGGTTTGGATTTATAAGGCCAACGCCAAAGGTACTTAAAGGCGTTTTGCCAAAGGTAGGCAGCGTGGCCCAGCACACCTGACTTAAAGGCCATTGCCTCCATTGCTTCGATGCACTCAATAGACCCACTGTTGTAATGAGGCGGTTTGTTTACTGGGTCTGTCATGGTCGTTTAGGCTCCCAAAGTTTAACAGCCATAGCTTCATCATCCCACTCTGTGTGCCGTAGGATACGTGCAAGACGTGCTTGAGTTAGTGCGTAGTCAGCACTAAGGTTTTCTTTTTGATATTGGTTGACTACAGCGTCCCAAGTTGGGTTTGCCCCAAGTACCTTCTCAGCAGTCTTTGGGCCTATCTTTGGACATCCGTTAAAGCCGTCTGTACTATCGCCCATAAGTGCTTGCGTAAGAAAGAACTTGTCAGCTTCAGCTTCACTTATGTCCAACCTCTCATCCGACTGAGGTCGATACAGTTTACATGGTATGGTCTTCATGTCCTTATCGTCAGAGACTATGATGGCGGCTGTGTCGGGCATTGAACCCATGATGCCCATGACGTCATCCGCCTCTAGGCAGTCAACAAGGATTGTTTCATAGGTCTCTTTAGCCCACTCAACTAATGCTTTGTACCCTACAGGTTTACGGACTTTCTTTCGTCCACTCTTGTAACTGGGTTCAACGTCTTTTCTGAAGTTGTTAGAACCAGTTAAAGTGACTATAACATTGTCAGTTAGGAGTGCTTCTTTGTAGTCGCCGATCATCTTGTTGAACAGCTTCTTTGCACCCTTTAAATCTGAAGATAATGACCAAATGTCTTCTCCCCAGTCTATTTCAGTTTCAAGGGCTATAGCCGCTCGGAATAAATAAAGGTCGCCGTCAATGAGTAGTGTGGGCTGGGTGAATGATTTCTTTAAGTAAAATTGTGACGTCATCTATAACTTCCTGACCGACAGGTGTGGCAATCCAATGTTTGCCCCAGCTATCTTCATCTATTTGTGTTGAAATAAGCCCTTCACTTGCCGCAATGGCGACATGGAGAGCACCCTCACGCGCAAAGTCAGACTTTACTGTGAAGGGCTTGCGCTGGGCGCGGTCTACTATGATAAAAAGTAGAACTAGGTTTTCGAGATACTCGTCAATCTCAGTGGGTATCAAGCCAAGTTTTTCCCACGGAATACTCCGAGGCAATGGCGATTTTACACCCGAGAGTAACGCCAGCTTGCTCTGCCATTCTCCCTGCGATTTCTCCGCAATCATCTGCTATGTCCTTTGTTCGGCAAGCAATCTGTATTTCATCATGGATAAAACCGACGATATACGCATCACTGCCATGCTTCTGTTTGATTTTGTCGTAGGTCAGCATGACCCACTGTTTCGCTACTATCGCCCCAGCTGACTGGAGAAGTTGCGAGAGTATTCTGTGCTCAGACCGAACACTGAGTTTTCTTCCATCCAAACCTTTGATGTAACCACGTTTGTAAGCAGTCTTTAGGTTCTTCTTGAGGGTAGCAAAGGCTGGCACGTTCTTGTCAAAGTTGTCTTTGAGTTCCTTGCCCAGCTTTGCACCGCCGCCAGCGATAGCCCCAATAAGCCTATCACCACCGCCATAAAGTGTGGAATAGAGCCAGCGTTTACTGAGATCACGGCTGGCAAGCCCAGTCATTTTCTGATTGTAGCTGTGTATGTCACCATTCACGACTACCTTCGCATACTCACCGCCATCATAAGGATGTAAGTAAGAAGCCATGAGGCGTATTTCGATACCAGAAAGGTCTGTACCGCACAGGAACCAGCCATCAGGCACACCAAACAACTCACGGCACTCTTTGCCATAAGGTGAGCCAGCACTAGGGACTTGACCTAAATTAGGACTTTGGTGTGCACATCGGCTTGAAATGCAACCATTAGAAACAATGCGATGGCGTATTCTGCCGTCATCATCAGTTTTCTTTAGCCATGCACCCTTCCCCTCTGCCAGCATTCCAATCCGCTTTTGCAACAGGAAATACTCAGCAAGCCTCTTAGCTTCTGGATACGGGAGACTAGCCAAGATGGTTTCGTCAATTTTAGCTTGACCATTAGGTGTGTAGTGCTTTGGCCTCCACTTGTACTTGTCCACTAGACATCTTTGGATGTGTACCCTTGACGCTGGGTTAAAGTAGATTGTCTTTGATTTGACAAACAGCTCACCTTTGACATACCCACGCGTCTTATTGTTTGACTTTGGGTAAAAGTCTTCGGTTACTTCCCAAGGTGGGAATAGTTCCTTTAAGTTCTCCTCAATGACATGGCGTTTCTGTGCAAGTGCAGCATAGAGTTCACCAGCTTTCTTCTCATTGAAAGTCCAGCCGTTGCTACCGATCTCACGACAGATAGATGTCATACGATGCTCAAGGTCGATAGACTTCTGAGTAGGCTCAGTCTTCATCAACTTCTTGTAAAGAGTGTCAGTCACTTGAGTATCTTGAACGCAGTATGAAAGCATAGTTTCACTGTAGGCTTCCCAGCCACCATCGTAGTCATCCTTGAAGTCACCAAGTCTTA